CAAAAGCTATAGGATTACCATCTTTATCTTTTTTATTAGGATCAAATTCTCTAGCTATTTCTTGAAGCTCTGTTTTTGCACTTTCTAAATATGTTTTTCTATCTAAGCCTGCTTTTTCTCTAACGTTTACCGGTATGCCTTTATAAAACTTAGTAAAAGCTCTATTAGCAACCTTGTTAACCATTGTTTCAACTTTTTCTTTTTCTACACCTTCAACCTCTTTAGTTAAGTCTTTAGAAGCCATTACTTCAGCTTTTTTAGCTTTAGCATCAATATTTGCTGGGTAGTATTCAACATCTGATAAGTCTATCTTACCTAAAGCGGCAAATTGACTAGCGCTAACATCAGATACGTAGCCTTTTTGAAATTCTCTACCTAAGTCGCCTAATGTTCTGACTAAATCTGCAGCTGTTCTTGGTGGAGCAAAATCACCTAATCCATATTGTTTTTGAATTAATCTAATTTCAGATTTAATTCCATTAACAAAAGTACCGGATGTATATTTATTTTGATAATAAACCTTAGGATCTGTTAAAAATTCAGTTAAAAAAGCTATGTATTCTTCTCCTTGTACGTTTTTATCTTTATAATTTTCTTGTATTGCTCTTCTTAATTCAGTATCTTTAAATGTTCCAAAATCAACACCTTTAAACATTTCACGCATTTTGTTTGTGAAATTTATTTTAGCTTGTGGATTTTTCTTGAAATAAGCATTGAAAATAACATGTGATAATTCGTGTAAAGGTTTTCCAGGAGTATACTTGCTTAAGTCTACTAACACCTTGTTTTGCTCTGGTAAAAATTCAGCAGTATTACCTTCTTGCATTTGCATTTTAGCATCTTCAGCTTTTAAAAATAAAACCTCTGGATTAACAAAAGTTGATTCACCGTTTTTACCTTTAGGAGCAGATTCACTTAAAGATTTAAAAATAGGTTTAGTTATTTGATTATTAAAGTTCTTTTCAAAACTAGGATTTAATTCAAATTCTCCAGTTTCTTTATTTACTATTTTTTCACCTGTGTTAGGGTCAGTAGCAAAGGGGTTTAATGATTGATGTTGAGTTCTTATGCTTAGCATTTGATCAACAGTACCCATTGTCTCACTTACTTTTGATAATTTATTTAAAATTTCTAAAGCTTTTTTACCTTCTGCTGTTTTTTGTTTTGATAACTTACTTAGTTGCTCTTGTATTTTAAAGTTTTTATCTGAAGAAGTTGTAGGTATTCTTTTACCATCAGGAGTTAATCTATTATCTGGAATTATATTAATTCCGTTTTCCACTAATAATCTCTGACCTTGTTTAGAAAGATCTCTAGATCTACTATTAAGCTTATTCATTTCTCTACCTAAACCGTGGTTAGATAAAAAATCTCTACCTTTAAAATGCTGAGCTCCAGTAAGCTTAAACATCATAACGTTGGATAAAAATCTTTTAGTAGCTTCGTCAGTATCTCCGTACAGCTCGTCCATACCTGCATTAAAGTCGCTATTATCCAACATATCATCAACAATGTTATGTATGATTTCACTACCTTCTATTGATAATGCTCCTGCTGGACCAGCTTTAGCGTATTTATTCATTAAAGTGTTTAAACCAACCTTATGCTTATTAAAAAACCTTATAGGTTCAAAAACTTTACCTAAACCAAAAAATAAAGCACCAGTACCTAAGCCGAAGTCAGCTGTAGTTGATTGCATTTTAACCTCTTCTTTAAAAGCTCCAGCTAAAAATTTTCCTAATTTAGGCAATCTAGCTATTGCAGCACCAGTTCCCATACCACCAGTAGCTAATTCAAAAGCTGCAAACTCAAGAAGCGTAGGAACAAAACCACCGGTAGCTGTAGCAGTCATTTCTGACAAGCCCATTTCAAAGTTTTCTTCTTGTGCTTTTGTAAGTTTTATAGGTTCTGCTTTACCAGATTTAACGCTTTCAGAATTATTAACTATAGATACTGTTTGTTTTATTTGATCTAATAAGTTTCTAGGACTTTGACCTAATGTTTTTTCAATCTCCTCTTGATTATAACCACCCCACTGCATTAAAGCAGCCTCTGGTAAAGCTTGGAATAAAGCAGTTTGCCCAAAACCAAAAATATCAGACGCAACACCATTTAAAGGTATGCCATCTCTATATTTATCTTTACTGTAAGCGTCTGTGGGTTTTTCAATTAAAGCAGGGTTTTCTCCTAACTCAACTAATCTGTATAAGCCTCTAATCTCAGCTTCAGTTTCTAGCTTTTCCTCTTCCCATATTCTATAATTTAAAATATCTTCACCTTTTTTTCTAGCTAAAACATTATCTAATCCACCCTTATATCCACCAGCTTCTTCAGTCCTAACCCCTAAGTTGTATAGATCATTATAAGTTAAATCAATTTCTTCTATGTCTTTTAAAGTCTCTGTGTCAACTAGTCTAACTCCTCCAATAGCAAATTGATCAGTAACTGTAGATATGTTAAAACCTTTTGCGTTTAAATAATTTTTAACTTTAACTATTTCTGAAGCTTCTTCAATTAATAAATCTTTTAAATTAACTTTAATTTTATCTTTTCTACCTCTAGCGTCTAAAAACTCTGTTTCTAATATTCTATTATCTAATAAGTTTTTACTTAAATCTCTAGCTGAAAGTTTTTCAACATCAGTTCCTTGACCTGCGAAAGCTTCTAGGATAGATCCAGTATTATAAGCGTTTTTCTCTATTTGCTTAAGTTCTTCTTTTTTCTTTTTAGTAACGTTTAAAGTGTTAACCCAGTTGCCAGATTCATCCCAAGCTCCACCACCTAAATCTTTTTGTTTTAAAATAAGTTCTTCTTTTTCTTTTTTAAAATTTATTATTCTTTGATTATCATCTGCACTTCTATCTTTTTTTAATTCTAATAATTCTACTTGTTCATTAACTTTTGATATCTTACTATTTAATTCCTTTAGATTTAACTGCTTGTCTGTTAAATTGTTTTTTAACTCTTTTGTTTTAAGATTTGTATATTCTTGGCTTGCTTCGGCTCTACCTAAGTATTTAACAGCGTCTGAGTATATTCTTTCGTCAGCTATAGACCCAGATCTATTATCTATAAAACCCTGCATTTTACCACTATCATATATAGCTAAAAAACTATCTTTAGTTATATTTAAACCTGTCTGCTCCTTTACACTATCGTAAACATAATCTCTAAGAATATCTTTTTCACTACTATTTAATTTATTAAAACTAGCTGACAAAGATTCGTTTTCTGTTCTTATACCTGGAAAAACTTTTTTAAGGTTTGTAGCAGCATCTATAGCAATTCCTTCAACACTATTAACTATATTTAACATTTCGCTAGCCTCAGGATTTCGAGTTTTTTCACCATAGGTAACACCTAGTTCTTCTGGCAAAAATGGAGCTGATCTACCCTCTTGTTCTACTATTTCTATTTCACTATATAGGTTGTTTGTTGAAGTATTACCATAATCATCGTAATCAACGGTTAAACCTGTTTTATCATACACTTCTTGCTTTACAGGATCTAGTTTAGGTTTTTTACCAACAAAATCTTTAAATTCATTAAAATCACTAAATCCAGCATAATTAGTATTTAAATCAAAACTTTCTTCTTCTCCTGTGATTTTATTTTTAACAGTAATACCATTAAAATCAAAAGTTGATTCATCAAATTCAAAATCAGGATATAATCTAGCTAGTTTTTCACTATTGTTTTTAATAAAATCTTCTTCTGTTGACTTCCAGTCTTCTTCGGTTATTTCTTCAGTTTTTGGTTTAACAGGTTCTTTTTCTTCAACTTCAGTTTCTTGTATAGTAGTTTCTTCAACAACAGGTTCTTTTATTTCATCTGTTCCTATAGTTATATCTTTAAAGCTGTTTAAATCTCCGCTATAACCGTCTTTTTCAAATAAGTTAAAAGAATAATTTAAAGCCTCATCATTTGTAGATATTAAACTTTTGTAATCTTCTATAGATCCGCTATAACCATCTTTTGAAAACAAATCAAAACTATATTGTAAAGCTTCTGGATTCATATTTATTTTTTAGGATTAAATTTAGCTGCACCACTGCTAGGCCCTTGGTATGATTGTAATGTTGTTATCATAAAATCATTTATTTTATCAACATCTATAAAGTTATTTCTGTCACCTATTCCAATGTATCTATCTAGTATGTCTAAAGATAATGGTTGATAAGGTGGTTGATTTTTTGAACCACTTGGGGTAACTTTAATATACAAGTCGTTTTCATTATAACCTGGTAATGATCTATCAATTTCATCATTAAGAGCACTATTGCTAGCTTTAACAACAACGCCAGGATTAGCATCTATTAATATTGATTTAATTTTTTCAACTGTAGCTTCTTTATCTATATTACCATCTTTGTCAAATTCATTAACTTGATCTAATTCATCATAAAAGTTAAACTTTTTTGTTTCTTCACTTGAAGAACCTTTTTTATCTTTTACAGTTTTACTAGTTTTAGTTTTAGTTTTTTGTTCGGCTAATTGAGTTCTTATATCTCTAACTTTCTCTCCTTTTCCTTTGCTATATTGATCCATTGTGTAGTTAGCAATAGCTTCCATTAATTCATCTTCTTGATCTCCATTCTCTGGATCATAAGTAACATCTATTCCTTTATCATAATAACCAGAACCAGATAAAAATTGCATAGTATCACCGTTTATACCGTTTCTTATTATCTTATCATTTAAAATACCATTTCTAATATTATCATAAGCTTTTTCAGAGTCTAACGATGTTGTAGTTATAAGCTCACCATTAGCTCCTCTTGATTCTGTAACTTTATTTATATTAGGAAAATTTTTAGCTAATTGATCATAAGAAGCTTTAAACGTAGGGCTAGGGTCTTGTACTTCATTCCATAACCCAGGTAATCCTTGCTCTCTTCCAGCATAGTAATTTGTAGGGTTTATTTTAAATTCTTTACCAGTGCTAGGATCTTTATAGCTTAAGTTAAAACCTAGACCATCCCACTCTGTTTTAATTTCTTTACCATTATTAACACCTAAGGCATTTAAAAAAGGTATTGCTTCTGGATTTGAATTAGTATTAGAAACTGTTTTAGTACTTGTTCCATTTACTACTCTTTTGTTATAATCTTCAGCTTCTGCTAGAAGTTTCATAAAATTACCAGTAGCACCTTCAATACCATTAAGTAAGTTAGATCTCATTTTAGTTACCTCAGTTTGATCTCTACCTATTGAATTGTATTCTAAAAGATCTAAAGCATCGATTTGATCTATAATAGTTTGTTTAAAGCTATCAGCTAGTTCAGAGTTATCACTGCTTTGAATTTTATTAGCTTCCTGCATTAATTCAGCTGTCTGCTTAGCTAATGCATTTTTGCTAGTTTCAATCATGGCCATTTGATTGTCCATAGATGTTCTAGCAGTTTTTAAAGTCTTAGAAAGACCTGAAGCATAATCGGCTTGTTCAGCCATAGCAACTTGACCTTGTGTTATTCCTGGTTGTGCGTATGTTCCCATAGTTTTTTTATTGTTTTAATAAATTTTTCTTTTCATAATCTTTCCTACTCCTCCAGGTCCATCTTGCAAGTCTTCATAAGAAACTTTTTCTCCATCTATAGTCACATAACCCATTGAAGCCACTTGACCTGACGCCGCTTGGTTAACATCTGAAGCTGACACCGCTTGGTCAACCTCTAAAACACCTTTACCAGGAAAAGCAGACATAGCTTGATTACCAGTAATAGCTGGCGCACTAACTTGATCAACAATTTCGTCTGCTAGCTTTAAATCATCACCAAAACTGTTATCAATTAAACTGTTTTGCATTCTTTCTTGAAAATCTCTTTCTGATTCGTTTTGTGCTGCGTTATTTCTTTCATCAGCGTTGTTCATAAAAGTTTTTACTCTTTTTTCAGGAACTATACCAGCATTTCTAACAGCTGCAGCATCACCTAATGCACTTAGACCTGTTTGTATAGACATGTCTCTTCTGTATTGAGCCATATCAGCTTGAGCTTGTAATCTATTTAATTCATTAATGTCTCTATTTTCTTGCATCTGCATTCTAACAGTTTCACCTTTACCTTTAGCAATGTCAACTTGTAATTGGCCTTGAGCTTGTAGTTTTTGGTTATTAACTTCTTGCTGTTCAATACTAGCAGCAACACCTTGTTTAGATTTTAATGCAGCATTTGCTATAGCAGTTGCTCCACCTGCAGCAGCCCCAGTTTCTCTTAACGTGTCTAAAGTATTAGCTAAAGCTTGATCTGTTTGTTCCATTTTTATTTCAGCAGCTTGAGTAGCTACAGCTAAGTTTTCATAAGGATTAGATAAATTAGCAAAAGGATTTTCTATATCTTGCCTTCTGTAATTATCAATATCAGTTCTTACTTTTCCTAATTGTCTTTGAGCTGAAATAGCTTGAAACCCAGCTAAAGCAGCTGGCGCAGCGGCCCAAGCTGTTTCCCAACCTGTTCCAGGCTTTAATTCAAATCCTAATTTTTTTAATCCCATAATTTTTTATCTTGATGATACTACAAATTCCGATGATACAGCAAACATTTCTTTAGTTCCACCAGCGTTAGTTGTTAAATCTGTTGACATTTTTACTGTAGCAAAATATCCTTTTACGCCCGTCATAGAGTCTCCAAATACAACTTCTCCATCTGTAGCTGTAGAACTGTTTACTAAGTTAGCGTAATATTTATTTTCTTTTTCTACAAATCCAGCTCTATAAGGTATACCATTTTCAGTATATAAACCTTCGTTATAACTTTTGACGTTAACGGTTTGATCTAAAACTTCATTAACTCCAGGTCTTATATTAGCAGCGTCTGTTACAAAACTATCAACTTGCCAACCATTACTACCTTCGTAATTAATAGTTTTAAAGTTTTTATTAACTGAAGGACTAGGGTTAAATATAAAAGTTATAGAAGATTGGTTAGAAACTCCATAAAATTCATTAGCATTAGTTAAACTATCATAATGAATATATAAAGAACCTTCTTTAGTTGTAAAATAGTTATTTTTTAAACTAAATATAAGATCAGGTCTATATGTATAAAAAGTATTCCATCCTTGTACTCTTTCACTGAATGTGAGCGTATTATAGTAATCACTTGTTTCATCTAGTGTTTTACTACCTGAATGCTGCTGTATAGATATAGTATAATTATCTTTGTAATTATCAAAACCACCTTCTATTTTATCTTTTTCATAATAAACAAATCTTATTTGCGGATCAGCAGCTACTCCTGGAGAGTATACTTGTAGAGGGCCATTATCTAAAAACACAACATTTGAAGAAGTGCCTGAAATATCTACTGTACCAATACCTGTAACAAAAGAATTTACAGACTCCCATATACCACCACCACTTACGTTTGTATTTATTTGAACTTGTGAACCTGATATTAACTCCTGTAGATCATTTATGCCTTTAGCTATAACTCTAACCCAAGGGCCTAAAGGTGCAACAACCTGAGGTCCTGGTCCTGGTAATGGAACTTGAGGACCTTGAACTATAACCCCGCTTGTTTGATCATATTGTAAATCAAAAGCTACTGTAGTTATAACTTTTCTATCAGAAAGCTTAGCTAATTCATCTCTAAAAAAATCTCTCATGCCATACTGTGATATTTCAGTTATACCGTCTCTAGACAGCCTTAAAACAGCATTTCGATCTTTATCTGCAAAATATCTTCTAAATCCAAAATGAGCAAAACTTTCTGGATTTCTACTTATACCATATTCACCCGAGTAAGGAGTAACTTGACCTATTACCACGTTTGAAACAGTATTTACCGGTGTTCCTTCAGCTGAGTATATAGCATCTTTATCTATTAGTGCTTGGCTAACTTTATTTTCTTGAAATATTGTTAAGTTATTATCCATAGCATAGATAAGTTGTATTGAACCATTATGAGGGTCAACAGATTTAGTTATGTCTTCACCTACAGAAAAAACATTAGTTCTATTTATATTTGTTTTAGAATTAAAAATCCCTGAATACACTAAAGCATTTGATCTATATCTAACATTGCTAGAGTCTTCCATTAGATAAGCTCTAACACCTAAATCTACTTGAGTGTTATTATATCCACCTCTAATTCTAGACTCTTCTATAACCCAGTTAGACCCATCATTTGGCAAATAACTATTGTTGTTAGTTGTATAAACATTTGAATAAGGAATTGTTGGAGTAACACCAGAAGGTATAGAAGAGGTAGGCTGAGGCCAATTTGGATAATTATCATTAGTTTTATTTAAAAAAGGTATACCTGGAAATAATTTAACGTAACTAGGTCTTAAAGTAGAATTAGTTGTTAAAAAAGGAGTTGTATTCTGTTTTAACCAAAACGTATTGTAATATTTTACTTCTAAATCAAATGCCATTTTAAATTTTTTTAAATTTGAACAATACTTACGTAATTGTTTTTAGTTATTATAAAATTAAAAGAATAATTATTTGAAGGCAAGCTTGCAGTGCCATTAGAAGCATCTCTTACTAAAATTTCAATATTATATATTTGACAAGCTCTAAATCCTTGTTCTCTACGTCCAAAATTTGTTGCAAGATTTGTATTTTCTCTCCAGTAAAGTTGAGGCCAACTAAATTGCCCAGAAGTGTATGTTTCTATACTAAATTCTGATTTAAAAGGTTGATCTAAACCGCCTATAGAACCCGTGCTATAAAAATTAGCAAAATTTAAGCTACTGTTAGAATTTGGATTTACTTCTTCTTTAATGTATCCCAAAAATTTAATAACATTTTTTATTTCATAAGTAAGACCTTGAATTCTTTGACTAGATAAATTGTTAGTTGTGTCTGAAGCGCTGTTAAATGTTGTAATTGGATTAAATCCATTTGTAATAAAAGAAAATCTTGCAACGGGAAAACCTGCTCCAACAACTCCATTATTTTTAAATCTTTCTAATTCGTCTTTTATGTAATCTTGAGAGTAAAAAACAGCATTAATTTTTTGATCATAATTAGTTCCAGCGTTATTTAAAACAGTACTTGGTATTAAACTTGATGAACTTGAGGCTAAAAGTTCAGTTAAAGTTAAGCTTTTAACTTCAGCTCTTTGAAAGTCTTGATAACCACCTGTATTTAAAGACCAAGGAGGACTCATTCTATATAAAATAGGTGTTACGTTGTTTAATTGAACAGCTCTAATATTTACATTTATAGATGGATAAGTATCAGTTGATATTTCTAAAGTAACATCGTATCTTCTTGAAATGTCTGATCCATTTAAAAAAGGATACCTTCTTGCTGCTGTAAATCTAAATGTTGGCCCAGTATTTGGCGAAACAGGAGCAGTTACTTGCTCTATGCCTATAGGCCAATCAGATGGTGAAACTACTGTTGGCCTGCTAGTAGCAGATCCAGTTCCAGAGTTTGTTATTTCTTTTATTACAACAGTTGTTGATAAAGCAGTTGTTCCACCTTGTGAAGCGCCTGATGAATTTACTACTTCAAAAGTATTACTTATTGATTGACCAACAGCTGTACTTTCAAACCAGTTGCTAATATTAACGCTAGACAAACCAAAAGGAGCATCTGTAGTTCCTGATCCATCACTTAGTATAGAATTGTTTAGTTCACTAATAATACCAGTAGTAGAAGTTTCATAATATATGTCTATGTTAGATTTAAAAGGCTCTGTTTCAAATACCATTAATTTATCTGCAAATTTGTAACCAGTTACTGCAGTTTGATCTTCTTGATTAGTAGAAGTAAAACCCATTCGTTTTTGAGTATTTATAGTGGCTATTAAAGGATTTTTATTGTTTCTTAAAAAGAAAGGATCTACTTCGCCTTCAGCTCCTGGGTATATAAAAGTTCCTAATAAATATTGAGAATCTGAAGAAGCAGCAGGGTCTGGATTCATATTTGCGTAATGCAAATCTATATTTTTTTTAGTAGTCCAATCACCAAGTTCGCTAAAAGGTCTAACTGTAGTTACTTCTTGTTTTAATGGAGACAAATTTTGTTGACCTATAGTTATATTAAAACTGGTAGGTGTTCCAACATTTTGTATTTGAGTTTGTTTAACTCTATTATATAAAACAACACTAGATCCATATATATTATCTGTAGGACCTACTTCTTTTAAATCTCTTGGTATTTTATTTATATTATCATTAAATAAAGCTATACTTGCAACAGAAGAAGTATTTGAATAAGTTAATTTTACGTTATTTTTAGTATAAACAATATTACCGCTTAAAGCTCCTGGCACATAAATATTATAATAATCTTGTTCTTGTTGTTGAACTACTATTTTATAAGTATACCAACCTAAGGGATTTTCACCTTCTTTCCATAATCCATTATAAGGTAAGGAAGATGGAAGTTCTGATGGTATTTGACTGTTAAAAATAACTTTTAAAGATTCACCTGGCCAGCCAAGTGGATTTATACCACCATTAGTGTATGAATTAAAAATTGTAGAATTTTTTGTAATTAAATCTAATTGATTTATTATAACATTTGAAGCTCTACCATATCTATCCTGAAGAACAATACCAACTTGATAAGATCTATTTTGTTTTAAAGTGTTATTTAAAAACTCTTTATTAGTAGTGCTACTAGTTAATGACCCTTTAGTTACAGTTTCTAACTTATAATCTAAAGTTAGTGGAGTGGCGTTGTTTTGAAGAAAGTTTCCATAAACAACTCTATTTCCAACAACTTCTTGAGTTTGAGCTCTCATAGGAACTATATCACTAACTCTTGTAACTTCTTCATCAGTTAAAACTTTTATAGGTTTTTCAGAACTATAGTTATATATAAACGTAGAGCTTAAAGAAGAAACAACGTACTCAGCTGCTGTACCTCCGCCTTGTACAGGTATTTGTATAACATCCCCTACTTTATAACCTTCACCAGTTTTATTAACAGTAGCAGAGGTTGACCTACCAGCTCCATTTATAACAAGGTCTACTGTTAGTCCTGATCCACTACCTCCAGTGGTTGCTTTATTTGTTATAGTGCCAGGCGCCGGAGCAAACCCATCACCTGCAGTTTGTAATGTTAAAGTTGAAGGTAAACCTGTAAAATCACTAACTTTTACATCTGCTATTACTTTTACATTTAAATCATCTGAAGCTTTATAAAGTAGTTGTATTTCATCTACTTTTAGCTTGTCAGATATTTCGTTACTTTTATAAGGTAAATTAATAACTAATCCAGCTGTAGTTATTTGGTTTTCCATAAATTCAACTATACTAGAAGCTTTAGTTTTTTCATCATCACCTTCTAAAAAGTAACCATATTGTTTAGGTACAAAAGCATGTTGAGTAAAAGGAGCGGTTAAAGAATACTCGTTATCTTCGTATTTAAATCTATAACTAAATCTTACAAATTTATCTTCTAATAGCTTTTTATCTCCAGCAAAGTTAGAATTATAATCAGGATTTTCTAATGAAAACAAAAACACGACATTATTATCCCAACCTAAGTCTCCAGGTATGTCATTTATTGGTACAGCAGTACCAGTTTTATTAGATTTTAAAAAAACTTTAGCTGGAACTGTAGAGGTATCTATGTTTTGAACGTAGGCAAAGCTGCCATTAGGATCATTAGAGCTTATGACTTTTATAGGATTAGAATATAGCGTCCCAGCAGTACCACTGCCTAAATAGGTAGCTATAGTGCTATATGACTGATTTGGTGGTGTAGAAGCCGTTTCATCAAATATTAAAAAATCTTGAGGCCCTACATTTGTTGTGTAAGCGCCAGGTGCACCCCAAAAAGAAGGTAGCCATTCATCAGATTCGTTTAATAATGTAGACTCTAAAGTTCCTGTTGTATTTTTTAAGAAAGATATAGGCTCAAATGGAGCGTATTTAGCAACAGAAACATGATCTTCATTAGTATAATAAGTTAAAGGATTTGTTATTGCTTTTTCTACATTTATTTTTCTAGGCTGATTTCTGTTATCAGTAAAAAACAATAAATCTTCAATCATGTTCACTCCAGATATTGGATGTGTTTTAGAGAAGTTTAAGAAAGTTCCAGATACTAATATATCAAAACTAATATTTGATTGCTCTATAGCAGAAGAATCAGCTACATTAGGTAATTGACAATAAGCTATATAGTTGTTAGCTCCAGTTCTTACAAAGTTTGTGTAATCACCTGAGCCAACAGCAGTATCACTTTGCCTAGAAAGATTACCTAAACTATCTGCAGAAGCATCTGTGTAGTTAGTTAAAAAGAAAAATATTCTATTATTAACTACATCTGCATATTGACCTATTATTTCAATGTTAAAGTCTGTTAAACCAAAACTAGTTAATAGCTTATTACCTCTAATATTTTCTAAAGAACCAACACTAGCATCTTCAGAAGCACTAACACTAGCGTTTTGAGCATCTCTATATTCGCCTTGTGGTAGTATTCTAGCCTCTGTATCTTTATTCATACGAGACTTTAGAAAAGTATTTTTAATTTCTGGCATAATTAATGTTTAATCCATTTAGATTTACCACGCATTATTTGAGTGAATTCATTTAATTTTATATTAGATAATCTTATTTTAGCATTTCTAAGTGCACTAGATCTATCTTTTTTAAATCTGTTTATAATATACTCAGGAATATTAGCTCTACCAGATAGTATTGAATACGCTATATGCATGTACATTGCTTGTTCTGCCATTTTAGGCACTCTAGTATCTGCATCGACTGCTAAGCCATCTGATATGTATTCTAGTATTATTAATTTATTTGCTAAATCACTAGAAAAATTAAAAGATCCTGTTCTTTCATTTATAGTAAACCAACCATTTTTTTGTGAAACTTCAGGTTCTAAACCATATCTTTGTCCATAAGCTAGCTTATCCCAACCCCAGTTGTATACATTAGCTGTTTCAAATATTTCATTAGTTATTTCACCTGTTAAGTTTAGCGAGTTATTATTAGCCCATTTAGTTTCAGTTTCTGATTGCTCAGCTAAATTGTTGCCTCCATCGCCGTTTTGAGTTGGCACACCAGATCCATCTTGTATAAGCAGCTCAGTTGGATTAGAAGTTAATGTAGTTGGATATATTATATGTTTAACACCCGCTGCATCAACCCAAGATAAATTAACATAATTAACATAGTCTTGAGGTATTATTAAAGAAAGACTAGGTGGTATAGTTAATTCTTGAGATTTCATGCTTCTTAGTGTATCATAACTAAATTCTTGTAAACCTCTTTTAGCGTGAAACATTATATCAGTTCTTTTTGCATTTGGTATTAATTTACCAACGCCAATGTATGCTACTATAAAATTATTTATAATGTCATTTAAGCTTATATATTCATAACTGCCGTGATGGTTGTCTATAGCAAACTGTAATAGTTGTATTGTAATTACGTCTCCAGGAACACTAACTCCTGTATTTACTAAAGTAATGGAGTTTGCACTTACAACATATTCTGTTGTTAAAAGATTTGTAGTGAAAGTTAATTCATTGTTATTTTTTAATACTTTAAAGTTAGCGTTAGAAACCCCAGCTAAAGCTACAATTAAGTCAGTGTCTCCAGTCCAATCAAATACTTGGGTTGTTACTGGATTAGGTTGAGTAAACGCCTGTTGACCAGAATAATATTGCGCATTTGTTTCAGTTAATAGTCCCATGTATTAAGATTTTTCATTAATTTTGTCTTGTTGTAATTCACTTTGAGCTACTTGAATTATTTGAGGATCTCTTATAACTATTCCAGCGTATAATAATATGTTTAATATAAGTTCTGTTTGTTCAGATGTTTGTAATCCAAAATCTATATAACCTTGTTGTGATCCTGAAAACAAATTAGCTTCTGTTAAAGTAACAACAGCAGCGCCACCACCACCGCCTGGAAAATCTGTAGCAGTAAAAGTAATTGTATCACCTACTGAATAGCCAGAACCTTGAGATGTTACATTTATGCTGCTTATAGCGCCTCCAGTAACTGTTACACTAAATACGGCAGTTTGGTTATTTCCAGTGCTAGTATATGTAGCAGCTGGATAAGTAGCAATAGTTATGCCAGAAGTATCGTTAGAAGAAGTAGTTAAACTACCTATATTAATAGCTGTAGCTACATAAGGGTAGTTAGTAAAAACATATTGCCCTAAACCACCTATACTATATCCCCATCTAATATCTGTAGGTTTTTTAACATATTGCATTTTAATATGATCTACATTAATTATATTATCAGGATAAACTATGCATTTGTTGTCTTCGTATAAATATACGGGAAAATTCTTTGTTGGAGTTGTTAATGGAGCTTTTCTTATATTGTAAAACTCAGATCTACCTAGTCTTTGCATTTCAGGGTAGATATTAGAACTTGGTTCATAGGTAACTGAACCTAGCTTATACAGCTCAGAAGGAACTGTAAATATATTGGATGTTGGATTTGTAACGCCTATAGCTTTTTCAGCTACAGTTTGATCGTTTTCAGTTTTAAATTCTGCAATTTTTTCATCAGTTAAAGCAACTCTATCGGCATAGTCCATATCTGTTTGAGGAGTACGAACCTGTTGGTTTAAATCCTCAAAGCATTTCTCAAAGAGCTCTCTTTGAACTTGAGTACCTATTTTATTAAATTCATCAGGTGTCATATAACCCCTTTGTTCTTTGTTTAAAATAAGTAATACAGTTTTATATACAGTATCTACGCTTATTGCCATCTTTAATATTTTAAAAAGAGAGGTTACTTGTGTAACCCCTCATATTTATAGTCACTTGTTATTTAAACTTTTTCTCTATTGATTTGTAAACTTCAACACCTTCATCTGTTTTAAACCATGCAGCCATTGCTGAATATGGGTTTTCATCAAAAGGAACGTTCATTAGCTTACGGCCATTACTAGCCCAAGTAAAAGTTCTTTGATCTTGCGCTAAACTTATAATACCAGCTTCAGTAGCTCGTATACCAAAGTTTCTAAGTTCAACGTTTTCATCATTAACTAATTCTAAGAATAATTCTGGATTACCCTTAGCAAATAGTAGTAAATCTCTTTTAAGTTCTTTAGAACTCATTTTAGATACTCCTGAACCTAATTCAACTCTTAGTATAGCTTCAGCTTTGTCTACGTCCATATTTATAGCCATAGCCATTGCTTCAACTTGTAACTCTAAGTTGTCTAGTTCATTACTTGCTTCAATTACTTCATCTCTTTCAGCATATATCTTGTTTCTATTAGGATGATATAATGATAAAAGCTTTTGTAAAGCTTGTTTTTCTCTAGGCACCATTAAAACACCGTTTTCAAAAACAATATGACCTAGAGTTGCTGTACCTTTTTGTTCGTCCATAAATGGGCTTTTCATATTGGTAGCGTATCTAAGCTCTCTATTGTATTGCTTTTCTTCATCAAACCACATTAAAGGTTTTCTTGAAGAGTGTTTAGAGTTAATTCTAGTTGTTAAAGGTGATTGACCATTAAGTAAATGGTAGTATCTATCTTTTACTTCCCAAGTATCTTTTTTTACTTCAGGAGTTTTTACAGCTTTAGCTGTAGTTTTCTTTTCTTTTGTTTCCATAATATAATATAATATAATAATTAAAAAAGACCCCGCCGAAGCGGGATCATTGTTGTTTTAAGCTGGGTTAAAGCTAAAAGATACTGTCAAATCAGAATCTCCATTTATTTCTAAATAATCAGAAACTTTATTAGGTGTTTTTGATAATTCATCAATAAGTTTGTAAACTTTTTGAAAACCTTCTGAAGCAGAAGACAAAGTTCCAAAACCTCCAATTTGATAGACTGGAGAAAGTAGTGAAGAAGTGTCATTAGGCGCTGTAGCTATTCTAACAGAAGTAGTAGTTCCAGAAACCCTAACTATTTGATCTACTGGAATTAAAAAATCTATATCTTTAGTAGCTGTACCTATTGTTTGTGATTCTTTTATTTTTATATAGTTCATGATATTTTTTTAAAAATTAAGTGCCTGCATAAGTCATAGAAGCAACGTATTTTGTTCCAACCAACGCTAATAAAGGAGTTGAATTTGGATTTTCACAAGCTTCTTGAGCTGCTAAAGAAACATTATTAATCATATCAAGTCTTTCAGAGTCACTCATCGCTGCGTTTATTGTAATAGTAAAAGAAGCTAAAGTGTCTGTGTCGTATGAGTTAACATTATTTCCGTAGACACTAACTTTTATTGTTGTAGTAGAAGGTGAAGTAATTTCACCGACACCCCATCCAATATTCATTAAGTCAAAAGAAGATGAATCAGTTGTACTCTTTGGTAATTTTATAAATTGTGCCATATTTTCTTATTTTAAAATGTTAATAAAGTGGAGAGCGTTAACCCTCCACATTTATATAATAATTATATAGTTGACTTGAATAACACGAAGTTATTAGCAGCTTGTGTAACTAAACATCTTTCAGATAAGAAATTAACAGTCATTGCATCTAAATCAGAAGTGTAAGCACCTCCAACAGATCCAGTAACCCATGACTTCATTCTACGATCATCAGCTTCAGAAGCTCTATATCTTACGTGTAAGAAAGGTCTTCTAATGTTAGATCCTAAACTTTGATCATAAACAGTAGATGTTCCAGCTGGAATCATAACTCCGTCAATGTCTCCGATTAATCCTCTAGTTGAAAAGTCATTTAGATATTTCCAGTCAGTCTTATAAAAATCATAAGAACCTCTTCTAAATCCTGAAAATCCAAAATTCATTGCCATTTCAGCTTCGTTGTCAAAAAGACCATAAGAAGCAGCTTGAGTAGAAGCATAACCTCCACCAGCTTGAGCAGCAATCATATCATCAAAATCAAGAGCAGTAGCTCTAGATAAGAATAACATGTTTTCTTCAATAGCACCTTGTGTATCTAATTGTTTTAGGATAGTATCAAAATCACCTAATGCACCAGCTCCAGGAGCAGCAGCACCAGCAAAATCGTTATAAATGTTTCCTCTTGCTTCAATAGCAGCAAACAAACCTTCAGAACCATTGTTAGCTTGAACACCATTACCTGGGTTAACGAGACCAGCAGCACCGTTAAGTTCAGCTTCAACCATAGACATTTCTAGGTAATCTTCAAATCTTAATCTTGTTTCAGACTCAGACTTTAAATACCATAAGTATCCACTTGTTCCGTCTTCAGTAGCAACTTCTACCCAACCAATTTGAGCTGTATCAGAACCTGATACTTGAAACTTATCTCTTAATATAATTGGCTTATTAGAAAACTCTGTCAAAGTTGGCTCAATACTGTCCATGTTTTGATAATTACTAGTAGCACTATCTGCACCACCAGAACCTTTAGCAAATTCAGAACCGTATACAAACGTCTTAACAAGTGTACCATTGCCTCCTAATGCAGCAGCACTAGCAACTTGGTAAGTCTGAAAAGTAACAGTAGCAGTTGTAGCTGTAGCAACAACAACATTACTAACTCTAGCTTTGACAGTAGTTAATCCATTAGATATAACTATTGTATTACCTATTTTAATAGCGCAAGTTTTTCCAGTCTCAACTGGAACAGTCATAGAAACAGCCGCAGCGCCTATTAAAATACAATCTTCATAAGAAACGTGTAATCTATTTTGTTCAGACCAAATTACTTGATCAGATGTCATAGGCATTTCAGCGCCTACCATTCTCAAGAAACCACCTAAAGTTCGGTTTCCGTATCTTTCTACTTCTGCTTCGTAAAGCTCAGGTAGATATTGTTGTGCAAAAGTTCCACCACCAGTAGCACTGTCAAAGCTCAAGTAATTAGACGCTAACGTCATTTGAGTTTGATGTGGCAAGAGTGACGGAGGAAAAGCTCCACTAGGAGCGTTGTTTTGAAAACTCATGTTTATCTTTTTTATTTATTTTTATTTATTCTTAATTTTAACTTTGAACTATCTACACCACTAATTGCTTTTACTTTCATTCCTCCAATAAAAACATCTCCCGTAGACGTTGGTCTAAGTTCGTTGTTTAAATTTTTGGATTTAGCCATTACATCTTTAACAGCATCGGCTTTGCCTTGCTCATAAAAATGATTAGCAATAGTATCAGCATTTTGTGCTGCAAAAATAGCTTTGTGATAACCTTTATAGTCTTTAACTTCCCCTTTATTATCTAAGAACTTCCCGATTAGGTTCGTAAGATCAGATTGATTACTAGCAACTGAGTCTACATCGTTAACACCGTATCTAAATTTCTTATCACTTAAATTGAACTCAAAACCTTTGAACTCTTGATTAAAGAAATTTTTAGTGGTTGATTTAAACTTATCATGTTGCTGTTTAACCATTTTTTGTTCTTCGTTGTGTCTATTGAAAAAGTCCATAGCTTTTTGTTGTTCCTGAGTAACGCCCGGTCTCAACTTGATCTCGTCGTAATATTTACTCTTGGTTTCCTCTAAAAAGTTAGTGGCTTTAGCAATTTCTTCTTTATAAGCGAGTTTTTTCTTTCTTATATCTCGCTCTTCATCCAAATCTTCATCATAATAAAAGTTATCTTCTAATAAGAAATTAACTTCATCTGTATCAAGATGTGGTTTAGTCTGTTTGTAATACTCTCTTAATAGAGTATCTTTATCTACACTTGAGTAATCAGCATTTAATCTAACATAATCCTCAACTGTTCCACCTGTATCTTCCATAAAGCTTACCAATTTTTCTATGTTTTCTGGTAGTTTTATTTCTGGTTGTTTTTCAACAACATCTTCTACTATAGGTGCTTTTACTTCTTCAACAACTTCTTCTTCTGTAATTTCAGATATAGGAGATGTAGTTTCTTCTTTTGTTTCTACTACTTCTTCTTTAGCTTCTACTTTTTCTTCTTTAATTACAGGTTCTTCTTTAATAGTTACTTTATTTACAGGTTTTTCTTCTTCTTTAACCTCTTCTTTTTTAGATAAATCTATTTTAGCTGTTGTTGATTTTTTATTAGTAAGTTTTTTTACTTTAGGTTTCTTAACCTTAAACTCACCTTGTTCTAATTCCCCTTTAGGGTTTTCTTTTATTTCTTCTGACATAATATAATATAATAGTTAATATAAAATTATTTAGGGCCAAACTGCTCTAAACCAAAACCGCCCATAGTATCATTACCTGCGGATTCAAAGTTTTTAGGTAATAAATCATTTTTTCTTTGATCTATAAGTTCAGACTGTTGCGTAGCTTGCATTTCTGTTCTTTGATCTTTTCTATCTTCTTTATAAGCTTCATCTTGTTGCTTAGCTTTAGACTGCGCTTGAGTTAACTGCATATTGTAATTAAACTCTAACTCCATTAACTGTTGTTTTATTTGAGCTTCTCTTTCCATTTTTTGTATAGAAAATTGAGATTTAGCTTGTTCGTAGTTAATGTTTTGCTCAGATATAACTTGTTGTTTTTGAGCTTCTGCTAAAGATATTTGTTCAGCTGCTTGAGCATTTGCTTGAGCTTGCGCTTGCATGTTTTGCTGTTGTATTTGCTGATCCTTAGCTTGTTTTTCTTTTCTTCTTTTCTTAAGCATTTGATTAGCTAACTTTAAATTGTTAACTTGTCTAATATCAATTGCATCTTCAAGATCTATTTGACCACCTTTTAAAGCTATTTGTATGTTTTGCTCTAACACTTGCTTTTCTTCTTCATCAGGCTCTAGCTCTAAGAAAATACCAAAGTCATGCATATTTACTTGAGACAACTCTTGTAAAGTAGCTACATTGTATCTAGATATACTAGAAGCTAATGTCTGCATGGTTAATGGAAACATTAAAGCATCGGCTATTCTTAATGATATGTTTTCACAAGTTCTAAGAGTTAAGTATAAACTAGCTTGTAATATATGTCTAGTTGCTACGTTTGAATTAGCAGCAGCTAATTTTTGTAAACCAACTAACGATTGCTTATCTGGTAATGTACCATCTCTAGCTTCATTAAGTCCCGTTACGTCTCTAATCATTTTAAGATAATACTCGTAAGTCTGTATTAATGATTGCATTTTATTACCACCAGAGCTAGACTGTAATTCCTGTATAGGAACTTTACCTGGGTTCATGCCTCCATCTTGAGTCATTGATCTACCAACTACAGAACCTGTTTGAAAATACATATTCAAAGCTTCTGCTGGATTATAATTAGTGCCATTGCCTAAATCTACTTCTGCTAAACCATCCATATCTAAGTAAACCCCGTCAGGAACTACTCTAGACATCACTTGTTGTAGTTTTAAATGTGTTAGTTGTATCATATCAGCAAAACCAGTTATTCTGCTTACAATTGATTCTATGCGACCTTTGTACATTCTAGGAGCTACGATGTTATAGTTCATATTAACCTTAACAGTATCGGCATATGGTCTAGTCATGTTTTCAGCTAGTTCCCATTTTAATATTTTATTGTGTCCTAGTATTTTAGCCCCAGAATAAAGAACTTCAATAGCTCTAAATGCTTTTGAAAATGAATCTGTTTCTGGTGGATTAAAATTGTCAGTTTTTTCTATAGCTTTTTCAAGACCATTAGCTGTTTCTTTTATTTTAAATACTTGATTAGCATAAGTTTTGTATTCAAAATACATTACTTGAACTGTATTGTCGTCATAACGACCACTCCAGTTTCTAGTGTAGTTTTGATTACCTGGATACTTTTGTATTTCTTTTAATTCTTCAGCAGTTAAATAAGGAAATTGTTTTTTAAGCTCTGGCAAGCTAATTGATTTAACTTCACCTACATAATATAAATCTTCAAAATTAGGATCTTCACTATATGAATAAACTAAACTAGCTGGATCAACATAATTTAATGTAACGCCTTCAGATCTATTAAAATCAGTTTTAACAGCTGATATACCTAAAACAGTTAAGTCATAATTTAATCTTCTTCTAATTAAATCATATTTATTATTAGCTAGTACATTGTTAATTACTTCTTCTTCAGCTACTTCAATAGATTCTTTATAACTCATTTGCATGTGAAGTTCTATATCTTCTTCACTTTCCATTTCTAAACCTCTACCACCTGATTTAGAAACATCCATACCGGTTATTTGGTTTATTTGATTTATAAGATCTTTCTGTCTCATATCTCTAGCTAAAGCCTCTGCATAAGCAGTTCTTTTAATTAAAGACTCAGGGTCTTGAGCGTAAGCTTTAATCTCATAATTTCTTTGAGACATGCCATTAACAACTATATCAACAAATTTAGGAATTACTGGTACAGGTTTCCAGTCTAAGTTTAAATAAGATAAATCACCATTAATAGAAAGTTCGTCTTTATATTTTTGTACAGATTGTTCTCCTCTTGCATATAATCTTAAATTATGAAAAGAATTATAATTACTACCAAATCTATCTGTGAAGCCATTATCATTAGTAAACCACTCAGACTCTATAGCTCTACCAACCTGTAAACCATACTCATAAGTAGCTTTTTCTGCATCTGGTACTACCTGATCTGGAAAAGAACTATTGTAATTAGTATTTATCATTTATTTTATTTTTGAATTATAACCTGTGTTATCATATTTTTTAATACCTAAGTTTATAGATTTTTTTTGTCTAACGGCTACAGGTGTATACCTGTTTTTATTACAAGCCATTATAGCTAAACCTGAACTTATTGAAGCATCATGCTTTGTTCTATTATTTATATTGAACGCTGCCCAGTCTTCTAATGTTTTTTGATGGTACATGTCTCCATGCCCTAGTTCACTAGATCCAACATATTCTTCTATGTAAGACTCTATAGCTGCTGCATGTGATTGTTTAATATCTTCACTTGAGTTAGGTATTCCACCTATTTCTCTTTCTGTTGTAGAAAGTTTGTTCCAAATTTTATCAGGACGATTAATTGAAAAACCTCTATAACCTCTACGTTTAAAATAATACAATAATCTAGGTTTATTGTTTTCAGCAAGTATTGGCATACCGTAAAATATACAAGCCATTAAAACATCTTCAAAGAATATCTCAGCTGTTTGTGGCCTTGATATATATTCTAAAAAGAAATGATTAGGCGGTGCATCTTCCATTGAAAACTTAGTTAATCCATGTAAAGCTCCATTAGAGCCTTTACCATCAACAGTACCGCTAATGTCGTAACTATCACAGCCGAAAGCTCCAATATGTTCGTTACCAGGATATTTGCCTCCATTTTTATTAATTATTCTATTTTGAATATTAACTGGTGGTACCCAGCTAATTTTAAATCTTCCATCTTTATTAGGTTTAAATAAAACCTTAGAATCTTTAATACCATTTTCCCAAGAAAAACTACCTATTGTAATTGCTGCTTTATTATTAGCTTCTTCATTGTAATCTATTTGTTGGTATATCTTAGTTAGATTAAATAAAGATGATTTAGCTTCATCTCTAAAAGCATGTTGTTCAGTTCTTGGAAACTGACGATAATATTCATTTAAACTGTCTTGATCTGATTTTAAACCATCGACTTCGTTTTCCCAGTGTTCAATAACTCCTGTTGTAATTTCATAACCATCAACTCCTTTGACTGTATTTTTACCTCTAATGAAGACAGGTAATCCATAAGTATCGATGAATCCCTCATAGTTCCACTCCATAGGAATGAACAAGCTATAGAGTCCAGAAGATGTTTGTCCGTTTCGATTTCTTTTATTAACGTCTGAATTGTAGTATAATTTTTTGAAATTGTCTCCACCTTTATCTAAAGCATTTGAAGTTGAGCCCATCATACATTTACCTACGATTCTTGATCCTAGACGTAATGTAGTTTTTGTAACTCTCCAGTTGTTTAATATATTATCAGGTCTTTCCCACTTACCACTTTCATCATGAGCTAATAGTTTTAGCTTTTCACCATCATAAGAGTTATCACCTGTGTTTTTCCAGTCAATAGTTGTATCAAGACCATCTAGTTCCCTAAGTTGTTCATTCGACTCAAGCTTTCTTCTAGTAAGCTTTGATGCCGGAACACGATATGCCAGTTCAGTCTTTGGCCGATCCATACCATCTTGAATGGGTTTAAAAAAGAACGGGTAGTTGACTGATATTGGGACAACTTTATCTGTGAACATTTTCTTGGCATCTGAACCAGACTTGGAAAGTATTCCAAATCTAGCATCAGAAGATATTGTAGCTTGGTTGACAAGCTCTGCTGACGACATAAAAGAAAATCCAGATCTTCTGTTTTTAAGGTAGCACATTCCGTAACATCTAGTATCTGCTTTACATGCTTCCCAAAATATAAAGAAGAGTCTATTTGCTTCTCTAAAATCTGGCGCTCCAATGTCAATCTTTGACCATTGCAAGTACATGTAATGAGTGCCAGTAATGTAA